CATCAAGAAGAAAGAAAGCTTTATGTGTAGATAAAACTTCAATAGTAAATGGTTTAACTGTAATCATTTTTTCCTCATGGTCCGTAATATTTAAACGTCACACCGCCAGCGACACCCGACTGCCACCAGCCAGTACCACCAGTACCAACAACAGGTCCAGAACCTGCAGGAACAGAACCTGCAGAACCCCACGCAGCAGTTCCACCACCGCCACCACCGTTACCACCACGCAAACCGTAAGCACCACCACCAGGTCCACCGTTACCACCAACGTCAGGGTATCCAGCGTTTCCACCACCACCGTCAGTACCTCCACCGCCACCGCCTGCATAACGGTTGTAGTCAGTTGTGTAGATAGGAGAGTTATAGTCAGGACAGGTGTTGGTGCAGTTGCCGTACTTGTCTGTTGCACAACAGTAGGTGTTATAACCAGAAATGTATGTGTAACCGTAGTACCCAATACCGCCACCATGTGAAGGATTAGTCCCACTACCTGCAGTACCAGCAGGATTAGTTAGCCAATCACCACCAGTACCGCCACCAGCAGTCCATGTAGTTCCACCAATAGTTATTGTGCTTGAACCGCCTGAAGGTCCTGGCAAAACATTGCTGGGGTTTGTTGCGCCAGCACCAACAGTTCCAGTAACAGACTGTGTACCCCCAATAGAAGAAACATGGCTAGAGAACAAACGGTAGCCACCACCACCACCGCCTCCATATCCTGCTGCGCCACCACCACCATAAATAAGCATCTCATAAATAGTAGGTGCAACACCAGGTATGGAAGGAACGCTGACAGAGTAAGCTCCAGATGTAGTGTTTAAATAAGTCTTTAGACTCCAAGTAGTAAACGAAACGGTTGAACCAATCGTTGTACCAATTGCGTTAACCGCACGAAGACGAACATAGTAAACAGTTCCAACTGATAGTCCAGATATATTTGCAGAAACCGTTAGGTTCTGCAAAGATGTAGTCACGCCAGTAGTTCCCATATATGACGTGAACGTTGGATCTGTGGAATAATCAAAATAATAAGTTGTTAGCGCATCGTTTGCACTGACAACACCGTTCACGGTTGCCTGGTTTTGATTAAAGTCAGTTACAGCGTTTGTTGTTGCAGATGGCGATTGGTTAACGCTAGAAGCAAAAGTTCCTCTACGGATTGGCATTATACACTCAAGTCGCCAATGAGCACATAATTGTGGTGGCTAACACAAAACAAAGTAGCAGAAGAGTACCTGGCACGAAGCTTCAAACCAGGAGTTGCATTAAGCGTCATTCCACCTGAGCCAGTTACAGTTATCTGTCCAGTTCCAAGTTGAAGAATGTCAATAGATTGACCAGCAGTTAAACCAGTAGAACCATTAACCGTCACAGTAACAGCAGACGAATTATTAAATGTAACCATCTTCCCAAGATCGCTAGAATCAAGAGTGTACGAAGTCCCTGTTTGAGCGTTAATTATCTGTGTTGAGTTAAACCCACCAGTATCACCTGTAGGACCAATAGGTCCTTGAGGTCCAGTCGCACCAGTCGGACCTGTTGGTCCAGCAGGACCAGCAGGTCCCGTAGGTCCAGGAACAGTTGAGTCAGCTCCTGTTGCGCCAGTCAATCCAATAGGACCTTGTGGACCTGTAGGACCCATAGGTCCAGGAACAGTAGAATCAGCACCAGCAGGGCCAGTTGCACCAGTAGCTCCTGTCAAGCCAATCGGACCTTGCGGTCCAGTATCTCCAGTGTCTCCCTTGACTCCCTGTACGCCTTGAGGACCAGTCGCTCCAGTTGCTCCTGTGTCGCCCTTAACACCTTGAGGTCCAGTAGGACCAGTTGCTCCTGTTAAACCAATGGGACCTTGTGGACCTTGTATGCCTTGTGGACCAACTGGACCAGCAGGACCAGTTGCCCCCGTAGCACCCGTAGGACCTTGAATACCACTTGAATACGGCAATGTGTTCCAGTTGTCAACACCGTTGCCAACTTTGAACTTGCCAGTGTCGTACTCGTATCCTGGCTCGCCTTGAGCAAGCACAGGATTGACGCTTGTCCACTGTGCTGCAGTACCACGGCGATATTGAATCTGAACAGCCATTAGATACTCCCTGAATCAATTAAAGTAAGACCACCATAGACAGAATCAGGATGTCCACCGTCAAGGTTTAACGTTGAATAACCAGACGGTCCAGCAGGACCCGTTGGGCCTGCAGGACCTTGAGGTCCAGTCTGCAACACAAGATTCAACTGCTGATTAGGGAACGTTCCCGTAATAGAAGCAGCAGCAGTACCAACAGATACAGACCCAATACTTAAGTTGTAGTAGTTGGAACTTATTGTTGTTTGAATACCCTTGAGGTATTCTTTCAACGATGTAAATATATGCTTCAACGCACGTGCATCACTAGACCCCAACGTTTCAAGTAGGGGTGCAGTCCAGATTTGTTCTGGAGGATTATTGCGTGGGGTTTCAGCCATTCTTCAAAGAATCTACTTCTGCCTGCAAAGCATCAACCTTCGCAGAAAGCTCCTGAATAGCTGCAACAGCGTGAGCCAAAATAGCCTCATGCTTCCACATACGTGGAACAAGCTCACCATCTTTAAGGTCGTGATCAACAAGATCAGAATTAATTTCCAAAATGTCGTCAACTACGAAACCGTACTGACGTTGCGTACGGCGTGCAAAAACCTCAAACGGATCATCCATGTCTGTGTACTGTTCTTTAAACACAAACGACTTTGGCTTAAGAACACTAATTAAATCAAGACCAGAAATAATCTCCTGAACATCTTCCTTGTATTCAAGGAGAGATGTTCCAGATCGGAAACACAACTTACCGTCTGAACGCTGAACTATATAGTTAGTTGAACTTGACGACTGAGGATAGTAGTACCAAATATCGTTGTACAAGTTCATCGTGTTAGCAATACCAATATTGCCATACACATACCACTCGCCAGGAACTGTCCAGTCAATATAGTAAGGACCCTCTTGGAGTTGTGATGCCCAACCTGCACTACCTGCTGAACCAGCAGAGCCAGCACTGTTCGCATACCCTGCGTTAGTTGCATAACCAGCATTAGTTGCGTTAGCAGCATTAGTAGCATTGTTTGCAGTTGCTGCGTTGCCAGTAATGTTGACTGGCAACGTTGCGCCATCAGCAACCTTGTCCGCAGTCACAGCATCATTAGCAATCTTTGCTGTTGTTACAGCAGAATCAGCAATAGCAGCAGAACTAGCCTGAACTGAACCATCAACCTGTACAAGCTGTGCTTCAACAAACGACTTCACAGCAGTGAAGTCGGAGTTAACCTCTGTTGCATTAGCAGGAGTACCATTTGTAAATGCGTACGGAATATTTAAAGAAGCCATTATGCTTTAACCTTTCGTGGGTTGTATTTCAATGAATAACTATTAACGCCCCAAGCCTGACCAGTAGGACCAGTAAACTCAAGTTGGATACTTCGGGCCAAGCCAATACTGCGACCAGTCACAATCTCTGAACCAGTATTCGCAGCACCCCAATTAGAACCCCAATTGCTAGAACCCCAAGTCAGACCATTCCCAGAACCAGGAATAGACAAGCTGTAGCTTTTGATTTCACCATTGTCCGCTTCCTCATAGTCAGCGTATGCCTTAACCAAAATAGTAGAAGCATTGGCCTGTTGCTTCACAATCACGTCAGGTCTACGAAACATCTTGATCTGGCTGTAAGATCCAGCATCAAGCCAACGTGTGCGGTATCTGCTAGGAAACTGAAAATCAACACCAGTGATATTGTCGTAAGAGTTTGAATACATATCAACACGTAGCACCTGCGGTGACGTTGCGTGTGCTGCTAAATGTCGTGTCGTTCCGTCTTCAGAAATAAAAGTGCAACCACCAGCAACTCCACGAGCATCGGCAGTAGAGAACTGAAGCCAAGCACCACCACGTGAAATACTAGGATCAAAAACAAACACAGTTGTTGGATACGTATATGTTGCTGTCTCACTGTACGGAACAGAAACCCAAATACGGCGATTAATATAGTTGACATAAACTTCATCAATCGCTGCAGCATTAATAGCCCCTGTTGTAATAGCAGGGCGAATTGGTTCAAAGATGTCAGCCAACGTGTTTCCGTTGTAATACATCAAACCATCAGGATAAGAAAAGAAATAAACACCACGCTCAGTAGTACAAATAGAATGAGGTGTCACCGCACCAACAGTGCGTGACACTTCAACAACTTGGAACGTGTCAGAATCATAACCGAACACAGCAAACACAGCATTGTGTTTAAACACAAGCATGTGGCCAGAGAAAACAGCCAAACCAGTAATGCCAGTAGCACCATCTTTGATGTCAATGTAGTCAAGGCTTGCCCAATTCTCAGGGCTATTAGGATGTGACCAGCGAATACGATCAGGATGCGCAACACCGTTCTCAACGGTGTTCGCAACAAATACCTTGCCAGCATGAGTTATGGCATGACGAGCTTTAGGGAAATAACCACCAGTAGGAGACTGATACGAATCCTGCCAAGTAGGGCCACTGGCAGTCAAGACTGTCTTGGTTGTTCCATTCCACTTGTACGAAACAGAACCACTACCAGTAGCCATATAAAGCAACGAACCCCAAGGAGCAAAAGAAGCACCATGCTCATCAGTAACAGGAATACTCAACTGAGAAAAGTTGCTACCAGTTGAATAGTAGACATCGCCATTAGTTCCAGAGTCATGTCCTGTTGAAAGCATTACGAAGTGTGTGTCACCATAGAAAGGAAACAAGTTTTCAGGAAACCAATGCGCAGCAATACCAGAAGTATTGATGCGCCTCATAGCACCACGAGAGAAAACGCCACCACGAGGATCAATTTCAACGTTAAGCATTCTAGGAGACTCGTTAGGTTGAAGCTGAAACTGGTCAGCACGAAGGTTCAACCCACCTGTAAAATCATCCTGACGCATAACATTAAGACGAGCCATTACAAACCAAGATTTCTGCCCAAAGACTCCAGCCAATACTTTTCGTTCGGACGAACAACACCACGTGCCATAATTACCTGGCGATAAGTAGGAGCACGCATCAATTCCTTGCGTGCAAGAGTTACTGCCTCATCAAAAGAAGACTTGTAACTATTCGCCATCTCATTATCTTCTTGACGCTTGTAAGCCTGAGACACCGCATAGTATGCGATTGCGTTATGTAAACGCTCATCGCAATCCACCTGCGTATCACGCTGGGTTGTCCACTCGTAGCTAGCTCTGCGATATCCACGAATAATTAATGGATAAACAGTGTCAGGTTTTGGGAACAACTTAATAGTGTTGTTCCACTCAGCAAAAAACAAAGGCCTACTAGGAGTATCAAACGCTCCATGCCATGTTGCTTCCGCATCATCTAGCGACACAAGCTGGAGACGATTACCAGATGCAGAGTTATCAAGGATAGAAGTAATCTCACGAATATCTCCATTCCCACCAACAGTAGTTGGGGTGATAATAGAAGACAATGCATAGTCACGTTGACCAGCAACAGTGTTTAAAGTTGCACTAGTTTCAAGGAAAGGCCAACGGCGTTCAAGGTTAACAATTCGTTGAAACCCATCTTTCATGTACGCAACAATTAGATCAGACGGAAGGTCAGCCTGATCTAAATCTGTAATTTCACGAACAAAAGAAATCAACTCATTGGTGGTTGCCATTATTCACCCTTCTTCTGCATAGAACGAAGATGTCCTGCGCAGTAATCAGTCCCCTTAGCACGTGGTCCTTCACATGTATCTTCATTGGCGATACATTTATTACGACCTAAATATGGTCCGCTTCCAGGCGCAAGTTTGCTCCCGTCTGCTGAACCAGCAGGACGGGAGCCACTTACAGGTTGTCCATAAAGAGTATGAGCAAGTTGTTTAGTCATACCCTAAAGGCAACTTTGTTACTTAACTGTACTTGCGCTTTACCTTGCTCTTTGCACGTCCTTCTGCCGAACGCACAGTTTGCATTTCTCCACGAGCCTTGTATGCAGTCTTTCCGAAACCGCCTGTGTTGCCACCACGGTTGGTATATCCAGGGGTGCGAACGCTTCCCTTTTCAATACCACGAGCACGAAGACTTGAACCAGCACGTGAGCCACGAGAAGCTCGTGCTTCTGCTCCAGTTGCACGCATGCTTGGTCCAGAGCTACGTGGTGCTGTAGCACCAAATCCACCCTTAACCTTCGCACGTGCAGGGTAGTCAGAACCAGTAAAGGTCTTGCTTACCTTGTCTTTTGCACGTCCTTCTTGTGAACGAACTGTTGGCCCACCACTTGAAGTCTTCTTCTTTGATGCATTTGTTTCAAGTCCTCTTGCACGAAGGCTAGAGTTTGCACGTGAACCACGGCTGGCTCGTGCATCAGCACCCGTAGCACGAAGGCTTGAACCTGAACTGCGTGGCTTGGTAGCACCGAAACCACCCTTTACTTTTGCACGTGCAGGAAGAGAAGTTCCGCTATATGTTGCTGAAACTTTCTTCTTTGCTTTTTCCATTGCACGTCCTTCTGCTGAACGTACAGTCTGCATGTTGCTTGCAGCCTTCTTTGGGCGAGGTGTGATTTTCTTTGGTCCTCGTGGTCCTGGTGGGTTAGGGATTCTTGGCATTGTTTGCTCCTTGAGTTTTGATATGAAATTTAATAGTTAAGCAAAAGGGGGAGAGGACGATTGTCGCTCTCCCCCAATCGCATCAGTCAATTAGGCTGTCTTAGCCGTGAGCTTGCCTTGCTTTGCACGATTAGAGCAAACAAGGTTGCCGTAGCACATGATGAGTGCGAAACGTGCGTCCTGGTTTTCAGGGCGAACGAAATCGGTCTGTGCAAACCACTTGTCTGAGTGACCAACAAGCTTGAGGTACTTAGAGTTCAAGAAGAACATTGTTCCTGCAGGAGCATGTACGTCATACATGATTGGTGCAGACTTGAACAACAGGTTCTGGAATCCAGCATCTGCAGTCTTGGTGTCTGTGTAGCGCAACTGTGGCTGCAACAACGACTCATACTTTTCAAACAATGTTTGTGTGGTAAGGATTACGTCTGGGTGATCGTTACCAACAGAAACGCTGTTGTAAGCAGTAGCCATTTGCAAGAGAGTCAAAGCACCTGCGGTGTTTTCCTCGTATGAACGCCACCAGTCGTTTCCTTGACCAGTTGCAGAGTTGATACCACCAAGTGTGTTACCTGACTCAACAATGTTTCCAAGGCCGTTCCAGTTCTTGCCACTGTTGCCAGTGCCATCACCGTAGAACATCTGGTTGAAGCCTTCACGCATTGACTCTTCAGCCTGCATGATCTTTGATTCAAGCAAGTTGATAATTGCATGCTCACCATTGTTCTTAGCTTCTTCAATACCGCTAATAGCGATTGAAGCACCATACTGCTTCCAATCGTATTCAGCAGCAGAGATGCCTTCTTGTGGTGTGAGGCTCAGTGTTTCGTAACCAGAGTACGAAGCAACAGTGCTGTTCTGACCATAAATCAACTGTTCAACAATTTTCGTACCGCCAGTTTCGGTGCGGATACGGCCCTTGTCGGACAGCCAGTAGGTAAGTGGACGAGCTGTAAAGACGTTGTCAGTCAGCTTGTCACGGTAGTTTGCAAGTGTCGTTGACAACAGTGCATCAAAATTAGCGTTTCCAGCCATTTGGGTTTCCTCCTAGGAAATTACGAGATGCCAAGCTGCTGTTTAGCAGCAGCGAAAGCATCTTTTATTGAAGAGATTGGTGCAATACCAACGGAAGTTCCCTGAGCAGAGGAGCCACCAGAAACTATACTTGCTTCACGCTTAGCGTTCAGAGCAGCCTCCTGAGCAGCAGCTTGTTTAGAAGCGTACTCATTCTGGACATTCTGACGTGCTAGCAATCTGTCAAATGCAATTTGCTTGTAGACAGCCTCTAAGTTGTCATTACCACTCGCTAGAGCAGCAGCAACAACTTCGTTAGCATCAAAGTCTTCGCCGTATTTGCTTTGCAACGTTCCAATAGTCCGTTCCAACTCCTGCATCGCCTGTGCTTCTTCAAAAGATCGCACACGGTTTTCCAGTTCCTTCAATTGACGTTCCGCAGGGTCCATGTACAGGTCATCATCAGATGCTTGCTGTTCATTGATTCCGTAATGTTCCATCAAAAGTTGGATCGTTGACGCTGGGTCATTCTGCAAAGCTTGCTGAATGGCTGCAGCGAACTGAACCTCTTTACGTTGTTCTGCTAACTCCTGCGTCTTACGGGTATAATCCGCTTGACGCTGATAGCCAGCAAGAGCTTCAGATAATTCAACTTCAATCTCCTCACCACCAACTGGAAGCTTTACACGATGATTCGCATAGTCTTCATAGTTGAAATAAGAAGGTTCAGAAGAAGTCTCTTCGCCCCCGACCACTTCTCCTTCGGCTTGTCCACTTTCAAGTGGGGCCTCTGGCATCTCGGTCATTTCATTTTCAGTCACAGAGTCCTCCAAGGTTGCTCTAATTAGTTATCTTTTTCGTTACCTATTGGATGTTAGGTAAGTCTGCTCCACTGCTTTGAATAGCAGCAAGAACTCCTGGTGGAATGGAACTAGGAAGTGGCATTCCACCTGTAGGTATACCTTCCATTGGCACTGGCATTTCACCGCCACCACCAGCAGGCATCTGCGGTGGTTGCTCCATTCCAGGTTGCATCTGTTCCATGCCTGGTTGCATTGGTTGCTGTTGCGCAAAGAACGCCTCAGGCGTTTTGACACCAAAACCATTTTGCAACACATGACGGGCAAGAGCAGCCATGTCAATAATGCCAGTACCCATAAATGGGGCCATAGCGTCAACCATCTGCAAAGCCATCTGCCTGCGGAAAGATTCGTTTACTGGCTGTGTTGATCCTGCTTCAACCTCAAAGTCAAACTCGCCCAAGATGTAATCACGGTCAAATGTGATCCAGATTGGGACTGCAGCAGAACCAACAACACGAACAACTTGGTCGCCAGTCATGAACTGCTGCGCCAAGCCGATTAGTCGGCGTGCGCAGCCAGCAATAGCACGTTCAACTTCTGCAAGTTTGTCTGAAGTACGGGCGTTCATAGCGTCCTGCATCATTGCAGCTTCAGTTGCTGTACGGCTAATCTCTGACTGGCCACCACGCATAAACTCGCCAACACCGCTAATGCGGTCAATGTCGCCAAGAATCATGTTAGACACGTTGTACATGTCTGGTGGGTTAATAACAGCAGGCATAGGTGCGACTACGCCACCAAGTGGCTCGTCACCCATAACTGGAACCATTACGTTGTCTTCGTCTGACTCAAGAGCATTACGACCATCAACGTCAAATGCTGATTCCTTATAGAGCCACTTACGGGCAAAACGCTTACGATGGTTCATCATCTGCGTACGGGTTTCGTTCAGCTCCAACTGGAGTGGCTCAATTGCTTCAAGTTCACCAAGTGGGTAGAAGCAATCAGGAATGTCGTAGTTGCGGAGCATCACAAACGGATGCCCAAAGGCATACGGGATACGGCGAGGATTAACCAAGAACCCATCTCCACCATCACAGAACACTGACATTGTGTTGCGTGAAATGTCGTAGAACTCCCATACGTCAACAAACGCATCGTGCTTGTCGTACTTTGGACGAGGAGTGTCTTCAGTGTCAGCCCATTTAGCCCAGCTAGTAGGAGAAGCATCCATACGGGCAGAACGGTTATAACGCTTATCGTTCTGCACGTCTACCAATGGACGCTTAATACGTTGAGCAATCCAGCGAAGGTCGTTTAGATGTGTTGCTTCAGGGTTGACAAAAATATCAAAAGGAGAAACTCGTTCTACAAAAGGACGGTCTTCAAGAACAACCAATTCAGTTTCCATAGAAGGCTGATCTCCAGATGGATCAACAACATCGCTAGATGTTGTGCTTCCATCCATGTTCTTTACACGCTCTTCTTCAACGAAACGATATCCAACCTTGCACCATCCGTGGCCAAGAATTAGATAGTCGTCAACCGCACGTCTAAGTGCGGATTGACAGTCATAATGCCTCCACCAGTAGTTTATGATGGCTTCTGTAATTACAGCACGATCACCGTCTTTAGGTTGGCGAGCACCCACCGTAATCTTAGGGTGGTTAACGGCAACGCTAGGAGCAATAACGTTAATAGTTGAGAACGACATATTAACCAACATGCGGTCTTCTTCAGACATCTTGTCGTAGTGCTTGCCACGATACATGTCAATCATGCGCTTCCAGGTTTTGTCGTACTTTTCTTCTTTGCGCCAACGCCTAGATTGATCAACCTGTTTACGGTATTTAGCAAGAACGTCCCTGTTGGGTGTACGGGCCATTATGATTCCTTCTTCGCATATGCGATACGCATTACCGATTCAACAACAAGTTGAATAGCAGCAACTTGTTCACCGCTTAGTTGTAAACCAAACGCCGTAACCAAAACGGTTAAAGAACGAATCAACGCCCTAATGTTTCCTTGAGTAAACTTGCTCATGCTACACCCCTTCCTGAGTGTGGATTTTGATCAGAAATATGTTCATCTAGTTTTTCGTCAATATTGTCAATCTTGATAACAAGATGTTCCAAAAGCCCTCTTGACTCTGCATGCTGGCTAGTGTTTTCCTTACGCAACCTCTGCAGAATTACCACTACGGGTCCTGTGATAATAGCTACAGCGATAGGGACCAGCCACTCCATGATGCATTACACCCAACGTGTTCCTGCTGGCTCAGCCTTGATGCCATTCTTTGCAGCATCGGCCACTGTCTTTCGTTGACGCTCACCAATCGTTGGTCCACTAAATTCGGCTTTACCGTGAGTAAAGCCGATACGAATACCCTTCAAATGACACTTGAAACATACAGCACCACGGCGAGGCATATCCTCGCTGGTGAAATCACTAGAACAGTTTTCGCACACAATAATCATCAATAGATGCAATAGTCGTTACGTACGGGTGTTGAAACCACCAATAAATTTCTTTTCTTTGCTTGGAACATGAAGAAACTGTTCAAACCATGCAAAAGAATTCTTGGGTGGAGCATTGTTTGGCAGATAATCAGGAAGCCACACATAATGAAGCATCTGATTAGCAATAGCCAAAGACATAACACGGTCATCGTGGGGCGAGCCATGCATCTTTCCGTTGTCTTCACGAATAAACGTACGAAGTTCTCCGATGGTAGATGAGCAATACAAAGACATCTCATCGTTTCTAATAGCAGCAGCAAGCTCGTCAACAGCCAAAGGCTTTGACGCAGCCGTAGTACGCCAACCTAAAACCTCAGTAGCCTGGGGGGAACGCTGGGCCAATCTACGTTGGCGATAGATATTCTTATACCCTGCACGCTGTAAAGCCTTAAGTGTCGTCAAACCGTGGTTATTTGACTCCACAGCAATCAGGGCATTCATGTAGTAATGCCCAAGATCATAAAGAACTTCTTCTCCAAACAAGTCAGGGTCAATATGTCCATGCCAAACAGCAACCACCTCATAGGTGTTTGCATCAATAACATGAGCACAGCTATAGTCGCCATGCCCAAGACCCTCAGCAACGTCAGCACCTATGCAATAAACGTGGGTCAAATCGGGGTACACAAAAATATCCAGAGCACCACCATCAATACGAAACTCATAGCTATTCCTGCCCAATTCGTACAGATATCCAGAGTCAGGCTCAAACGTCTCCAAAGACCTAAGTTTGTCAATATCAAACACAGGACGACCCGAACGAATAAACGCCTCGTCAGGGTCTGATGGATATTCTTGGGCTAACTGCCATTCAGGAAGCTGACGCTTCTTTGTCTCGTACCACTCTTCATCACGGTCACCTGCAGACCAGGGAAAGAAAATACCCGTAAAGTCATTAGTGCCTGTCTGTGAACCAACCCACAAACGATGAAAAATGTTTCCCTCTCCCTTGGCCGTACTCAAACAGACAATGCGACCACCAACGTCAGCAATAGGTTCAATAGAAGCCCACGCTTCCTCGCTGTTAGGCAAGAACGCCATCTCGTCAATAAAAACACGATACACAGACTCACCACGAGCAGGATCATTACCGCTAGGTAATGACTCCAAAGCAGACTCGTTACTGAAAACCATCTTTAACTGGTTGTCAGAAATTAAAGCAGGACCACGCTGGCGCATCCAATCAGGAAGCATCTTGTAGCCATACTTTGACTTCTGAAGAAGCTTCGCAGCCTCACGCTCAGTACGGCTAAGCATAACCTCAAAACGATCAGACCAAAAGAACACTTCCCAAAAAGCAAAAGCAGCACCAAGAGTAGAGAAACCAATCTGACGTGCTTTAAGGACGATTGTGTTGCGATGTTCAATCCAAGCATGGACAGTCTCATACTGTGCATCACGCATCTCAAACAAGATACGCCCACGTTCAGGATGGCGAATATGCCAATAGTTAGAACAGAAGTACGTAAACGCTTCCGCTAGCTCATCAGCAGTAGCGTCTTCTGGCCCTTTACAAAGTCGCCATTCCTTCTCGTTGAGAAGGTCAGTTAATTCCATTGTTAGTCGTCATCCCTCATCTTCAACGGAGCCCTAGGATTACTGTCACAATAAGGGCAAGAATCCCAAACCACGGGGTAAACCTCGCCACAACGATCACACTCTTCCAGGTCCATCAAACAGCCTTAAGTTTACGCTGTTCCTTTTCACGCATAGCCATAGCAGCAATCAAACCATCAAGTTCGTCATCGCTGAGCTCTGCTGACTTACGGTCATTCTTAATCTCTACAGTCGGAGGAGCCATACGGTTCGTAGCTTGCAGATATAGCTGAGCCGACTTTGTGTCGCCATCAAGCGCAGCTTGATACAGCGTATCCAGCAATCGCTGGGTTCTCTCTGGAGAACCTTGGATTGCGGATACTCGTTGTTCCCATTGGTCACGGAAGACTTTGTTTTGTTCCCAACGGTTTAAGGTTTTACGGTTGACACCCAATGTTTCTGCAAAGGCACTTTTCGTGCCTGGGGTGCGTTCTGACGGGGCTGTGGATAGCCAGTCTAGGTATTCAAGTTGTGGCTGTGTCAGAACAGTGTTTTCGTTCATAATTATAGTGGTTTTTTGTAACGGGGGGACCCACGTAACGAACGGGGGGGACTATAGGGGGGGACGGGAAAAACCTGTTTCCAAGTAACGTGAGCAACACAGCAAGTGTTGATCACACAAGTGAAAGAGTCAAAGTGCATCCTTCAAATATTGTGTCCCTAAAAGATTGGCAGAAGGTCATCGTCAGATGGCGTGATGCCTACAGTCCTCACAGTGGCTGGCATGAAGTAGATGAATACACCCCTGAGGACGCTGTAGCGGTGACTATGGGTCGTGTATGGAAAGACTGTCAAGAGAACTATCTGACTGTTGTGGGAACTGTCTTTGAATCAGAAGACGGACATCCTAAGACTGTTGGAGATATCAACCACATTCCTTTGGGAATGATTCTTAGCATAGAGGTAGTAGATGGCCAGCAAACCAACCCCCAAGCGTGACCCACGTCTAGCTCGTGCAGGCGTTAGCGGATATAACAAACCCAAGCGCACACCCGACCACCCCAAGAAGTCACACATCGTAGTAGCCAAATCAGGTAGCCAGGTAAAGACCATCCGTTTTGGTCAGCAAGGCGTATCAGGCTCACCAAAGAAGAAAGGCGAATCAGCATCGTATGCTGCTCGCCGTAAATCATTCCAAGCACGCCACTCATCCAACATCGCCAAAGGACCTATGTCCGCAGCGTATTGGGCAAACAAAGTTAAATGGTAAAACACCTACGAGTCCCAAACACTTGATAGGTGGGGTGTCCTAGGATGCCCTGATTGGCCACTGAGAAGCCCGTAGACAAGAGCAACACAACCCAACCTATGATGACCGCCCCCTATCCAAATAGATCGCTCTGGCTCTAGCTCAATAGAGTCCCTCTAGGTTGACGGCGTACGGGAGGCCTATGCCCCAGGGGTCGTAACGGGGGCGAATAGGGGCAGATAGGCACGAATGACCGCAAACCCTTATAGGACAAGGCTTAGAGCGTCCTACTAGGTGACCCTGGCAAACCCTTATGCCATAAGGCTTTCCCAAGGTAGGGGAAAGAACGGGACATCGTGACCGTTCAGAACCCAACAGAAAACAAACCAAAAAAGTTTCTTATGAGAAACTTTCCTAACAAGGAGAATCCAATTAACACCACCAAAGTTGACCGCATTGCGGAGACAATTAAGAACAACATTGCACCTAGCACCGCTAAGGATGCCATTGCATTATTGGACTGGGCATCAGATAAGGAATATGACGCTATGAAAGCGTATTACCTTGTCGGGCTTGCGCTTTATAACAAAGATGTCAAGTCTGCAGACCTTGAACATGTTGCAAGTAAGGGAACACTTAGCAAGATGCGCAAGATTGCTAACGCAATTGAGAACAGTCCAAAGATGGCTAAGGCTTGGACTGATGGTGCTATTCAAACTTTCACTGATGCATATGAATGGGCTTGCGCTTGCTTAGGCACTGTTGAGACTTCACGTGTTGCATACCTTGAAGACTTGCAGGCAAAGCATGCAGAATTGCTTGCGAAGATTGCAGAGGTTGAAGAGGCCATGAAGACTGCACCTCGTAAGCCTGCAAAGGTTGCGAAGAAGAGCAAGTAATTCAACTAATGCCATCGCCCGTATCGGGGGAAAGTTTCTTACAGGAAACTTTTCCCCGATGTCGGGTAGGAACACATTCTGTGCGAGTGTGTTGCTACCTGTCATCGGGGCAGGGATATAAACAGAAAGAGATAGCTATGTCTATTGAATTGGAAACGGCAGACCATCGCAAGATGGCACAGCGTGAAGACGCTGAATTGTTGGGTGACTTTATCGCCCAGGTTCAAACAGAGATGGAGAACCTTGAGGAATATGGCGATGAGGTTCATATTCGTGAATACGACATGCGTGCAGTCGCATTGAACATTCTGTTGGATGCTTACGCAAAGATGAACGGCAACTAATCATGTGGTACGCAGAAATTCTTGACCGTTTAGATGACCGTGACGTAGAGCGTGAAGAACTAGCTAGCGATAGCGAATAGTCACTAGTCTGTGTGGGGGAAAGTTTCTTACAGGAAACTTTTCCCCTCATGGATAAGAGCGCATGCAGTGTGTGCGTTGTTATCCATGACAAGCATGGAACATAAACAAAGGAAAATACAATGAAGAACCTATTCAAGAACAAGTTCAAGAAGATGACCTATGCAAACCGTTTGCATGTTCTCACGATGGAATTGTGGGAGATGGCCGAGCAGTATCCATATGTGGAATATGCAGAGGCTGAGAGCATCGCTATTGACGTTGCGTATCTTCGTGGTGCTGCAGAGCATTTGTTGAAGATGAACAATGAAACCTTGTCACGTTTAGTTGGCTACGCAGAACAGTCAAAGAACCTTACGCCTAAGTCGTTTGACGTTGACCCTTTTGCGGAGTATGGATGAAAAGTTTCTTACAGGAAACTTTTCAATAACAAATAGAAAGAGAAAAAATAATGAAGAACCTGAGCGTTTATCTAGAGAAAATGTCGGAGACTCTTGACCATGTTGCGTGGGAATACCTGATAAGTATTCCTGCCTATCGTGAACGTCAACTAGCGAAAGCGAAAGAGTTTTGGGCGATGTACCGTGAGAAGAACGGGTTCGCACGTAGTGCTACCCCGTTGTTCACTTACCCACAGAACCAATTGAAGTTGGGCAAGAGCGACACATTCACCCTGGGTCTAACGTTGCAACATGCGGACGTATCGGGCTATGAGACTTGTGCATGGCGTACAGAGTCTTGTACCGCTACTTGTGTGCTTGACAATGGCAACGGGCGTTACAGCGTGGTGCAACAGTCACGCAATGTGAAGACACAATTCCTGCATGACTATCCACGATGGTTTGTCATTCTGTTAGTTGACGAAATTCTCAAGGCTGCAGATAAGTACGACAAGGTACTTGTGCGGTTGAACGTCAACAGTGACTTGCGTTGGTATGAAATTCTTCCATCGCTGTTTGATGGCCGTGAACGTTGCATGAAGAATGTGTACTTTTACGATTACACAAAGAACCCTGCAACGTTGCGAGGCAATGGCATGGTGGCTCCCCGTTATCGGTTGTGCTACTCATTGTCGGAACATGACGATGACGTGAACCGTATGCCTAAGGTTGACGGGTTTGTCAAGCGTGGTGGCACTGTTGCAGTGGTGACTATTCGCAAGAAGACAGAAGAACCACCTGTGACGTGGCGTAATCGTCCCGTAGTGGATGGCGACATTTCAGATGATCGCTACCGTGAGCGTGGCGTATTCGTTGACTTGACCGCCAAAGGTAAAGCACGCAAGTTGCCTGTTGGCGGTTTCGTACGGAACATCAAGGACTGAAAAGTTTCTTACAAGAAACTTTTGGTAAACAAACACAGAAAGAAAAATAAAATGCACAGAGAACACGAGTCAATGATGGAGGCAATCGGAATGGTTGTACCTGCATCACCTAAACCAGCTAGCGATTATGCAAAGGAGTGGTGGAATGGTCGCAACATCAACGTACCTAACAACACTGTTCCTCTTCCACAGTGTGTGATATGTGGAGGTAACGCATTGGATGTGCGTAGTTCAATTGACTTCAACACTTTCACAAAGGCTGAGGCGAACCACGTACTGACTCGCATTCCTACAGACTGCGAGTATGGAAAGAAAGGTGAGTTTGTTTGGACTCACTATTGGGGATGTTGGCACTCGTACCAGCGTTCACTTCAGAAGTCAATGGTCGTTGAGTATGTTGTCAGAATTCCTGTTGACAACGTGCTTGATGAAGAGCAAGCAATCGGGTTTGCCCGTAGCAGTTTGCTCTTGTCACGTGGTGAAGTTATTGATTCACGTGTCGTTGCAATAAAAGAAAACAACAACTAGGAGAAAACAAAATGGGATACACAGCACAACTTATGGACGGTGACGACTTCGTCATCAACGAACCACAAAAAGTAATGGAACAACTGCACAGATTGGAGGTGGAAAGCAACTACAGATGGCATGTTTCATGGTGTCGTAGCATGGAGAGTTATTGGGTTGCATCGGAAGGTGACTACGCCAAAGCTTGCGCAGACATGTTGAACGACTTCGGTTTCCATGCTGTCGCACGACACTATGTCGTCACTATTGAAGGATGGCAGGGTGACAAGGTTGGTTCAACGTGGGATGAAGTGTGGACATCGTTTGTCGGCAACACTGAAACAGGTACTACTTGGATTATGCGTGGTGAGGATGATGCTTTTTGGGCATCTGTCTTGACAGAGAATGACTGGCAGGAATGCGCAGTTGAAGTCTCATACAAAATAGTAGAGAAGGAGAAATAAAAATGGCGTGGAATACATGCAAACAATGTGGAACATATAGATACGGGTTCTTCCATGAAGACGAGCATCTGTGCTTCACATGTCAACAACAACAATTACAAACAGACAACAAAGGAGAAACAACAGTGAATTCATTCCATCAATGTGGCAAGTGTGGTGTCTACTACACAAACTACGACTCAATGATTAACTGCTGGGAATGCAATGCATCTCAACAACAATTACCAACAAACAACAACACAGAGGAAACAACAATGACATACCACAACACAAACACAGAAGCACTATTGGCCAAGATTCAAGAATTGGATGCGGAGGTAACCCGTTTGGTTGACCGCACTGAGACTCTTGCTCGTGACAACGAATACAAAACTTCACGCATGACTGCGATGGAGGGACGTATTGAGAAGTTCCGTGAGCGTGAGAATCAAATGCTGCAACAGCTTGAATCATTCTGGAATCAACTGCTTGAAGAAAACGAAACAGCGTTGGATGACTACTCAGAGTTTTACGAAGGCTTCGTTGCTCTAGGCATGAAGGAGTTCACCAAGAAGGTTGAGTTCCGATTCACGTATACAGTCACCGTCAGTGGTACTGCGAAGGTTCCGTACTCGTATGAATGCACAGAGTTTGACGACTCGTTCGTGTATCTCAACGTTGACGAAGACCAGGTTGCAGGAGACTTGTTTGACAACGCTGAAGATTGCGACATTGACGTTGAGGTTGAAGAGAAGCGTTGGGATCGTTCATGGGAGGTCACCACTGACTAGGACTAACTGAACAACCAGATGTTGTTGGGGAAAGTTTCTTACAGGAAACTTTCCCCAACACAAACCAAATACACACAGAAAGAAACACAATGAAATCAATATTCCTATTCACACAAATATTCTTCACACTGATTACACCCGTAATGGTTGTGGTCTTGGTCAAAGAAATGTACAAGTTCTTCACACAAGACCTTGACAAGTTTGACCAATGGCAAGTTGAAGAAGATGATGAACCTATTGGGGCTAACGTCACGACAGACCACGGTTGGACTTACTACTTCTCGTTTGGCGAGTACAATGAGGACACTGATTGCGACACATACGGAATCCCCGATAGATACATATCATGGTATTCAGATAAGCCCTACAAGCTTGTTGGTACTCATCTCTATGGCTGGTCAAATGAGATTGTAGAGACTGTGGATTTTGTTTATGAATGAGTCAATCCGTGAACAGTGCAAAAAGATTCTGCTTGATGCAGTGTCTGAGAACAGTATGGATACTGGCGAGTTGGATTACTGGCACAGCCTTAGTAGTCATCTTGATGTTAACGCTTATCACTATGGTGAGAACCTTGGTGTGACCGTGTACATGTATGAAGATGGAAAGGGTTTAATCACTGAAGAGTGTTTCCCAATATTCTTGTGGGAAGTTGGCGAAGAGCCTTTGACCCATGAGCAAGTAAAGCAACTATTAGAGAAAGAAAAATAATGAGTGAATACAGTGAACCAGCGACTGTCTATACAGGATGCTTTGAGTGTGACCATGAGATGGAGTTTCATGGCGTAGTCAATAAGTATGATGTTGCTTCTTTCCCCTGTCCTAATTGTGGCCAGGTGTTTGAGATAGCAAATTGGGATTCGTTCTTTGATGAGGACGATGAAACAGAAACAGAAGGAGAATAAAAATGAAAACACAATTATTGGTAACCGTTGAACATCCAGCAGACTTGAGTCCGTGGGACTTGATTCAGTTGGCTGTTGTCAACGACTTCACATCCATCAATGGTATTTTGGCTGAGGGTTGGAGTCTCAGCTATTGCCAAACACACAACGAGCGTGCCATCAAGTTCATTGATGACACACTCAGCGACATGGAAGATATGTCAACAGATGACATTCTTGAATTGTCTGCTGAAGAGATGGTTGCCTTAGTTGGTAATCTGGAAACAGCACTGGAAACAGTAAAGAAAATGATAAAGGAGAAAGAATAATGGAAGCAAAAGATAAGTTCATGGTGGACGCAGTCTGCAAACTGATGCAGGTAATTGACCACCTCAACGAAGATGCTGGGTACATGATCCTTGCGAAGCTGAGAACCCATTTCCACTTTGAGGGTAACCTCTATGGACGTGGCGACTTTGAGGTTCGTCTTGGCCGTACCTTGACTAACGCAGAGTGGGAGAAGATTTATTCTTCCAAAGAGTTTTATTACGAACTCTGCGAGCATTCAGATGGAGACTTGTACTCCATTGATGCAATCCTTGACCAACTAGGCTTCGGTGCTTAGTCCTTGTCAACAATTAACCCTGCTACAATTATCAACAACCAAACAATAAACAACAAAGGAAATACCACAATGAATAACAACACCAACCCAATCATGAAGACAGCAACCTCATTTGCAACTGACCGTTCAGTGCCATGCGAAATTGGTCGCATCACTGACAAGCACGTTGCTCTTGAACTGGCTGGTTTAAACTACACGATTGACAGTGTTCCATTGTCAACCATCACAGATGCAAAGTACGCAGAGAAGTTCTACGGTGCTATCCGTTCAACTGACGGTGCAATGCTTGGTGTGAACAGTTCACGCTTCCATCACTTCCAGCCTTCACTGTTGGGTGACTTTGCTGAAGCAATCGTCAAGATTCGTCCTGATGCCTACATCAATATTGGAGGCCAATCATTAGACGAGCGCACACAGTTCTTGGGTGTGTGTCTTGATGGCGAAGCAGTCGCTTCACCAGGTGGTGACCTGCGCTACCGTCACATCCTCATGTACAACGGCACTAACGGCAACCGTGTATTCGGTGGTCACGCAGTGCTTCACGAGATGCGCTGCATGAACATGTTTCGTGCATTGCTTAAGGGTGGCTCACAGTTGTTCAGCCTGAACCACAGTTTCTCAGCCCAGCACCTAGTGCCTAAAGCTTTGGAAGCAGTTCAGAACGCTGTGCGTTTGTATGACGAAATGGACATTGAGATTGAACGTCTGTTGTCAATCAAGATTGACCAGCCTGTTCAGTTGCTTGGCAAGATCGCAGGCGAACGACCAACAGAAGATGGTCGTGGACTGACTGAATGGGAGAAGCGTTTTGATGCGCTTGTCGCTGAGTACAAGGCTGAATACAACAGCAACCTGCGTGGCACAGCGTGGGGTATCGTTATGGCTGCAGAAGGCACTGACGAACATCGTGGCCGTGTCCGCAATGGTGGACGTGACATTCAGCGTGTGTCTCGCATTCTGACAAACCAGTACCCACTTACACAGCGAGCCTTGGAACTCGTCTGATAACAACTACAAATAGGAAATAACAATGAACAACAATTTACCAACTCTAGAAATATCGCTAACTCTTGCAGAGTTGCGAGCAGTGTCCAAGTCGCTCAGCATTGGTGCTGACCAACTTGCCCGAAAGATTGAACGCTTAGGCGACAGTCCTCGTGCAGACGACATTGTTGAGGAGTACAAACTTCTCATGGAGGCCAAGCTTGAATGCGAGTCAGTCTTGAAGGAGGCTATGAAGTGATACGAACACGCTTAGGCGTGGCGGTGTTGGCCATGAGCACTAGCGTGCTCATGGCCTTCCCCGTATCTGCGTCTGAATACGAACGCTGGACTGTTGAATGGTTTCAGAACCATCGTCATCCACGTGCAACATATTGGGACAAGGTTGCTTGGTGTGAAACACATCGCAACTGGAAAGACGGTGGGAACTGGAGTGGTGGACTAGGTATCGCACGATCAACCTGGGTTGGTTATGGCGGTAGACAGTTCGCTCCACATGCAGGGCTAGCTACTCGCAAGGAACAAATAATTATTGCCAACAGGATTGCTGTACGTGGATACATCCGCAGGAATGGAACGTTCAAATATCCTGCTGGCTACGGTGGCTGGGGCTGCATACGTAACAAACCACACCTGAAACCACATCCACATAATCTTTGGTACGAATGGAAGCACACATGACATGGAATAAATACAAATGCCCACGATGTGGGCTCACACTGACAACGATGATGTCTTTGAAGTATCCACCCACATGCTCCAATCACGTGGCTCAGAAGCCTGTTGAGATGGTTCCAGTGGAGAAGAAAGAGAAGCCTCGTTGACACGTGAAAAAAACAATCTCGCTATAATCCCGACCACGGGGAGGGGGACTACAGGGGGAGGGGTAAGGGTACATGTACCTGATCACTCGCCCACTGCAGTGGCGAGTGATACCAGTAAGAAACACAACAAGAAAGAAAACAATGGCATATAGGAAAATGATTACAACTTGCGGAGTGGAAGGACATGACGAGGATTGTTTGTGTGACGTGATAATCACGAAGCCCACGCCAATCACTGTCACAATTCCACAGGACTTTAAGTACGGCCAAGAAGTAGTTGACTACTTAGGGCTGGGTGTTCCTTGGAAAGCAGAAGACCTTCTGCTGTTCCTGGAAACGCACGAGAAGCTTGTGCAAGCAATCAGACGTGAACAACGTAAACCACAAACAGAAGCAGCGCAAAGGCTGGCACTGTTGAAAAGCAAGTTAACTCCTGAGCAGCGTCAACACCTGAAAGATTTAATCAATCAGAAGTACACGCCAACGCAGGCAGTTAACGTGATCAAGGAGCAGTACGGGATTGTGTTGCACCGTTCATACGTGAACAAACTCAAACAAAGAATGATTGTGGCAGGAGAATATTATGCTCATTAAAGACAACAACATCTATGTTCGCCAATCTTGGTTGGGGGACGCACTGATGTGCATGGAGCGTGGCAGGCTTGCCATGACCCAGCCATCATGGAGCATCGGTTCCGATGCCACCATGCTTGGAACAGGAGTCCACTCAGCGATTGAACTGTACATCAACAGTGGAGGCACAGCATCCATTGATGACATGCAGGACGAACTACGTGTGAACATTAATTCATCCGAAGAAAACTTCAAGTGGGTCAGCATGAAGTCATTTGATGAAATGTTTATTATTGGTGACAAACTAATTAAAGCTTTCATGAAAGACATCGCCAAGCATGTTCCACTAGGTGGGCTCGTTGAACAGAAGTTCACTGTCCCCATCGGAATGCTTGAGGTTGACAACGAGAAATACTTCTTGCACTACAGTGGGACTATGGACTACGTAGCACCTGATGGAACCATCTGGGACTGGAAGACTGCAGCACGTAAGTACAGCCAAGCGGAAAAACAAAAGCAATCCATCCAAGCATCTATCTATGCGACAGCAGCAGTAAAGCTTGGACTCGCTCCAGAATTTCCAGTGACGTTCAACTTTGGTGTCATGACAAAGACAGCAACACCTGAAGGTCAGATCGTTGGCGTGCAGCGCACAGCACAGCACGCCAAATGGGTAGAAACGCAGACACGCAACATGGTTGCATCTGCATTAAGAATTGGTCAAGAAAACTCTTGGCCACAGGTAGACCAGCACAACCTGTGTAGCGAGCGTTGGTGCTCGTGGTGGTCTATCTGCAAGGGAGCACACGTAAGCGACCTTGATAACACAACAGCAACAACAACAACAAAGTAGGAAACAATGGACAAAGACCAGTCAATCATCACACAAGTCGCTGCAAAGATTGCAGCCGATTTAACCATCAGTGGAAAGAGCGTTTCAGAATTCGCTGCAACGTTCCTTGATGTCAAAGACGTACTCTTTGATGTCATCTACGGTGAACAATCATCAGCACCACAGGCTGCACCAGCACAGCAGTACACACCACAACAGATGGAAGCACAAGATGTTGCAACCGTCCAGCGTGCATTCCCACAAGCAACAGAGATCGCATTCGCTGTTGCAGTGGCAGGCAAGCAACATGGTGACCTTCCAGAATGGCTCATTGAAGCATGTCGCCGTGATGGAATCACCAAGGTGTACGACAACCGTGATGGACTCGCAGCCAACCCGAAGCGTCCTTGGTTCAAAGCAGTGGACAACAAGGAAAAGGCCTACTGGCCACCACGAGGTAAGTAATGAGATTGTCGCCCGATGAAATAAAAAACGGGTGGGATCAGGTCGGACGGGGTGGAGACACCCCGTCCGTTCCGTCTTACAAGCTTTACAGCCCGTTATCAGAAGCAGCACATTCATACGTTCGCTGGGCTCAGTCTCCGCATAAGCGAATCTTTACAGGCATTCAACGCATTGATGAGGAAATGCGTGGAATAGCACCTGGCGAACTATCAATGATCATTGGATACTCACACGGTGGTAAAACGCTTGCACTCATGCACACGTTAAGAAACAACCGTGACAAGAAGATTGCGTTCTTCATTCCTGACGAACCCAAGACACTTATCCTGACGAAGTTAACTTGCATGCATCACGGAGTGGATGCACGTGATCTTGAGCGCAGAGTTGCAGACGATGACAAGTCCGCAATTGAACTGCTCAGGAGAACAGCAGAAGAAGACTTCCCAAACCTTGCAGTGTTTGACCAGCCACTAATCCCTAGTGACATGGAACGAGCATACGGAGAGGTGTCAGATGTTTGGGGGCAAGAACCAGACCTAGTCGTAGTTGACTATCTGGAACTTGTTGAGAACGGAGAAACAGTCCCTGAGAAAGCCAACTTCGTAAAAGCTTTTGGACGTAGGCATGATGTGCCAATGCTGGTGCTGCACCAAACCTCACGCTCTAGCGGTGCTGAGGGTAAGAAACTGACAATGTCGTCAGGTTCTTACGGTGGAGAACAACAGGCCACATCAATTATTGGTGTACGCCGAAAGAAATACGAGATCATGTCAGAGATCAATGAACTGTCAGAGAAGCTAGACCGTAACCACAGCGAAAGAATCACAGAGAGACTTGATGCTTTACGTTACGATCTAGAGATTCACGACTACACGTTGACTGTGTCGCTCCTGAAAAACAAGCGACCAGGTGGACAACTCGTTGATGACGTTGACTTTGAACTAGACATTCACACAGGACAACTCCATGCTTTACGGCATGGAGAACTTCCAGACCAGTATCTGCGTAAAGCAGTTTGGAAACAGGAGTCGTTCTAGTGAACACAGTCCTAAGACCAGACGTAGCTCATGAATTCATGATGCTCTTCAGGGGACGTGGAGATGCATACGGTTCATGGGACGGTGGATGCGTACGCAGCCCACTGTCAGAAGACACCTTCTACCGCCATCTAAACGGCGATGAACTTATTGGGGTTTACCCTCATGTGTACATCAAAGACGGATGGAAATGTGTATGGGGATGTTCAGACATTGACGTTGAAGACCTTGATGCAGCAGCGAACATTAAAACAGCTTTAGCAATAAAGAATGTTCCAGCATGGATTGAGAGAACACGCAAGGGATACCACGTGTGGGTGTTCATGGCCAAGGGTGAGATCGCAACGACACGCATCATGAGGCGTGCGTTGTTAGCAGCACATCAAGCAATTGATTATGTAGCCAAAGAAGTAAACCCAAAGCAGGAAGACCCAGGTAGAGGATTCGGAAACTATGTACGCCTGCCATACCCCAACGGATTCAATGAACCCATTGGTGACAACAGGTACATGCTTGACGAAAACGAACAACCAATCTCGCTCAGAGAATTCCTAGAACAAGTCAGCAACAACGGCAGAGCATCACTAGAAGCTTTGACATCAGTAGCAGACATGTACAAAGAACCTGAACGACATCACGTTGTCATTGACGCATCAACCGAAGACATATCACACATCCTTCCACGACTATCTAGGCCAGCATTTATTTACTGGCAAGATGGGCCAATCCAAGGACGTGATCGTTCAACAACTCTTGTGCGACTCGCTCATCTTCTTGAGCAATGTTCCCTAGATGCAAGTGAAGCGTTTGCTATTTTGCGTAATGCCGATCTTCGTTGGGGAAAGTTTCACACCCGTGTTGACGGTGAAGAACAAATCATGAAGATTGTTTCACATGTTTATGGAGTTGCTTAATGAGCGAATTAACACAACACGAATGGATTGCTGTTGGTGTCGCAAACGGGTGGTGTTCGCCACCCGTTTGCATGACACATGATGGCTGGCCAACAACGGAGGAAGAAGATGAAGCCTTCAATGACGGACTGGATGCATGCATACACATCATCAGACCATACGTGGACGAATCAGAAAAACAAGGGGTTGAGCGTAACTTTGCCCCAGCCTGCTGGCGAAAGCAGCCTTATGAAGAAAGTTAAAAACAAAACAGTATTTAGCTTTCCACCAAAGGTTAAGCAGCGACCACGCATGACACGCAGAGGAAGAGTGTTCACACCAACACAGACACTGGAGTTTGAAGCTTTAGTTCGTGAAGGATGGACACACGGGATCATTGAAGGTGACATCAGTGTCACTATTTATTTAACTAAAGAAGAGTTTCATGTAACAGTGGAGCAGTTCACAAAGGATAAGGAGAAGACAAAACTACGAGGAGACATTGACAACTATGCCAAGTCAATCCTGGATGGATTGAACGGGACAGCATTTGTTGACGACAAGTTTATTCGTGAGTTGATTGTCATAAAATCATGAGCCAATTTCATGAAGCCCCATTCTCTCAACGATATGCCATCATGGGTGACATCGCTGAAGCAGTATTTGAACAAGTAGAACCAAAACACCACCGTCTTGGATACAACCGCCCACCCTTCTACGTAGCCAACCTTCCACTCATGCTCAGGAACCTTCCTGACTACATGATCAAAAGCGGACTATGTGAAGTGATGGGAATTGGAAAGGACAAAACATTAAAACTGAAAGTAGAGAAACTACGTTCACTATTGAACTGGACAATGGTTGCAGATGTGGAACTATTCGTTTACGACTCTCATCGTAAAATCTATTGGCGTGCTCCAATCTTTGATTGGGAACACGCCTGTGCAGAACATGCGACAATGGATCGTTTCCCAGACGACAACAGGGCGTACTACAGACTTAACTCAGATAATTTCCCATCAGCAGGAAACAATGTCTAACAAAGAGATAACCGTAGACCTACTAGGGCGATACTCGCCCATGTACCAGTCAGCACCAACCAACCCACTAGAAGCACTAATGCAAACAGCACCAGGTGAAACACCAATGGTGTCAATGGAAGAGTTACTACCACTACGAGAAGCAGTGGCAGACTGTCTAGACAAACTCAGCGACCAAGACCGTTGGATCGTTGACTGCCTAAACAGCGAACGTGTGTCGCTCCAAGAACTTGGAGACAGACTCAGCGTTACGAAGACGCAAGCATGGCGACTTCGTAACAAAGCATTTGATAACCTAAGAGAAATTATGTTAACCAACACACTAATCAGAAAGAAGCTAGGAATGAAAACCACCTGGGATTTAGCAGCACAAAACATTGTTTTGGATATGGCCATCAGTGCTACACATCCATGCAAATCAGATCACCGCATCCTTGAAGCAGAACGTGACCGCCTTGCGGACGACATGCGCAACAACGACTACCGTCACTCATACAAATCATTTGACACAATGGCAGCCGAAGCAATCAACGACCTGCGTGATCAAGAAGTATGGGACTCCGCAGAGATGATCAAGCTTCTCTGTCGCAAACAACACGACTATGGTCACGGCAACATCAACAAGTTTGGTATGGCAGGAATCATTGTTCGCCTTAGCGACAAAGTAGAACGACTAAAGAACCTCAGAAGCCGTGGGCTTACACCAGAAATCAAAGAGTCAGAAGTTGACACACTTCTTGACATCGTTGGCTACTGCGTAATTGGCCACATGTGGAACGAGGGAACTTTCCAAAATGATTTAAGCGAGGAATGGCAGTAATGGAAGAACAAGCAGCACCAACACCTGAAGAATTAACTTTAACAATTCTCAGCAACATCATGGCAATCAATGTATTTCTTGAAATGAAATACGGAGAAGAGGGAGCAGCCCTGTTGGAACAGATTGAAGCGCAAGTACGGCAGAAGCTAGTGGAAGATGGGAATGCTAACTAGACAAATCACCGTTGCTTTTGATTCACCAATCAGTATGGAACAGTTCGCTCAACTTATGAAAGCTGTTTATGGGAATCCTGTTATCGGCTTGGGACGAGCCGTTAACGGGATTCCCACTGACTGGATAATCGTAGAGAATGTCAGCAAAGAGCGACACAATGAGTGACGACTGGCTAAACATCTTCTCACAAGAAGAACTAGAACAAATAGAATCACGAGCTGAACGAATACAAGAAGACATGGAAACCATGTACGAAATAACGTTCATCGTTCCCAGAGAACAAGCGATTGATCTATGCAGACATTACGCAGAGATGCACATAACAGCAGACCCATCAGTAGAGGCACTGATCTTTTTAGCTTCACTACTAAGTTCACTAGTAGGAACAATAGAGACAGCGTTAGATGGTGACGGGATAGACCCTTACGAGGAATGAGAAATGGCCACCCTAATGGGTGGCCATTTTGCTATCTATTCTCAATTGGTGTTTTGTCTCCCCACGAAATTTTCGTAGTCTCAACATGCAGCCACTTAGCCCAAGGCTCACCAAAACCCTTGACACTGTTCGGCTTCAACGGTTTCCAACCCGAACCAACAATCCACTGGCGACAACCAACATAGTCAATGATCACCTGGATACCAAGCTTCTCATGATGGCGAACCATCATCTTCATCGCTTCCTCAGCGTTCTTTCGGATTGTGTATCTCCAGTCCAACGCAGCACCAAACGTGTGCGATGACGGTAAGTCACCGCCACGAACAGGACGCTTGTTGAAAATACCAACCTTAGTTCCACCCCAACGCTTAATCAGCCAGTCACACAACTCAACCAAGTTAGGACTCGCCTTGCGGAACTTCACATAGTCAGCCTTCTTAGGACGCTGCCAGTTGTAGTAACTCATCCTCTTGCTCCTTTTTCAACAGCCTTCTTCTTAGCCTTGCTCTTAGCAAGTTCACGCTTCGCACGTTCCTGCTCAGCCTTCTTCTGAGTTTCCGTCACCTTAGTAACAGGAGCACCAGTCAAGAATGTCAGCAATGACATTCCTTGCTTCTCTTGATAGTTCTTCTGGCCAGGTACAACCAAACGTTCAAGTTCCTGCAAACCAGGAATCAACTGCATACCTGCATACAGGTTCTTTTCAGACACTGTTGGCGTTCCATTAGAAGAACGCTCAACACCACCAAGCAAACCAATCAAAGGTTCAAGCGCACGACCAGCACCCTGAAGAGGCACATACTTATCTTCACGCAATGGAATGTCCTTATAGAACTGCTTGCCAGCCCAATACTCTGCAGCAGTCTTAAACACAGGGTTCAAGTTCTGACCAAGACGCATTGGATCACGCAACTGCGCAAGGTCCTGACCAACACGGTTCATACCAATGTCAGGAGTCATGTACAAATCCTGACCAAACGGAAGCTTGAATCCACCAACTTCCCTGATGTACTTAGGAACAATGTCGCCTTCTTGGTCGTCATTCATGTTTCTAGTGAACGAATTATAGATTGCGTATACACGTGGGTTCATCCACATTTGTTCAATCTGCAACGGAAGGTTACGACTCATGAACGTCCAGAAAGGAATGAAAGCCTTTGCGTTGCGGTCAAGTTTTGAAAGTTGAGCGTAGTTGAAATGGAACTTAGTAATACGAGCAACGCTCTGATCAAAACCAAGCCCCTTACCACCAAGTTCAACAGGAAGACGTGAATCCAAAGCCATACCCATACGGACATAACCTTCAACAGAAACACCAACTTCTCTAGACTTCTTAAAGACACCCTTGTTAGAAATCTTTGTGTTGGCCATAGCAACTTCAGAGTATTGTCCACCACCGCTACCAAACACATCCTCAAGCGCAGCCTTAGCGTAAGGACGTTCAGCGACAGGGATGTTGTTCAACCAGTTGACAGGGTCTTGTTCAAACATGCGCCAATACTCAACACCCTTAAGCATGTTTCTAGTCTTAACATCCGCAACATAGTTCATGAACGTTGCGGACATAGCGTTACGAATATGGAAACGAGGAGAAGTGGTCTTAACTGCTTTCCAAATTTCTGTGTACTTATTCAGTGCAGTCATGATTTCACCAGCAGTCTGGTTATCAATCTCAACAATACGCTTCATGATGTTCGCAACTTCAGGCGGTACATAGATACCACTATCAGCAAGTTCCTGCATACCGTCCCTGGCTACACGCTTCATAACGGTAACAAGGTTCTTATCCTTAGCCATTTGAATCTGAACCTTGATAGCTTCCTGCTCGTCAAGAAGGGTTAGCAATCTACCCTTGTCAAGATGCGCACGATAAATCAAAGCCAAAGCTGTGTTGCTACTTGGATCAATTGGCAAACTACGAAGATAAGCAATCATCTCTGGGTCTGTAACACCACGAGCATTACGACCTGCCTTAAGCATGTCAGGAGTCATGCCTTCTGGCATGTTGAAAAGACGCTCAACGAGTGTATTTTCATCCATCATGTCGTAAGAGTCAGCAAGCCACTCAGACAATACATTGGCTCTTTCGTTGTCAATAGCCTTTGGAACCTTTGGTGTTCTACGAACAAGTTCTTCAACAGCAGGAATCAAAGAATCAATTTCCTGCTTTGCTGTATCAACAGTCTCAATAGCATTACGTGTAGCAGCAACTGTTGCGTCATACGTTTCACGCAACGATTCCTTAGCAACCTCAGCTTGAACAACCTGACCAGCCTTACCAGCCTGAACAATGTCTTGACCAGCAAGCATTGCTTCACGTTGAGCACGCAAGCCTTCAACCTTGCCTGCAGTTTCTGCAGCAAGGGCAGCCTTGCTTTGACGACCCTTAAAATCATCCTTAGCTTTTTGCAACACAACCTTGGCAGAGATCAGACGATCCTCAAGAGGTTCGGCTGATTGAAGCAACGTGGTTAAACGTGTTCTCTCGTTAACAAGTGTTCGCATGTACTGCAAAGTTTCCTTACGAACCTGTGGGTCTTTAAGACCCTTAGCACGAGCCTTGATGATTCCAATTTCCTCATCAAGAACTTCAACATAACGCTTAGCTTTATTGAAAGGCGAAGCACGACCAGGGACATCCTTGACAGCATCTTTCAATGCGCCAGTTGTAACCATTCTTTCCATCTCTTGCTCTGCTGTAATTAAAGCTTCACGAGCAGCTTTCAATTCTTTATTGACAGCAGATACACCAGTTGGGCGAACCTTGCCAGCAAGAACCTCACCAGCAGTCAAACGTGGAGCACCCTTAGGTACACCAACAGCAGCACGTTCCTTGGCTACACCATCAAACAAGTTAAAGAAATACTTAGTTGTTTTGTATTCCTGACTTTGGAACTGACGTGCAGCACGCAACTGCGCCAACTTAGTACCAAGACGTTCAGCCTCTGCAGCAAAGAAGTTGACAGCAATCTGGTTGTCAATAGTATTTACACTCATGCCAGTTGGACGCAAGCGTTGAATAACACGATCAATCTGAAGAACCTTCTCAGTAAGAAGTTCAACTTCCTTCTCCGCACCCTGAGCAGCAGTAGCAAGCCACCTTGAAGTACGTGCTCCTCTATTAAGTTCAGAAGCACTGCGAGTTGTGTAGATGCGTTCAAACTCTTCAGCCCAAGCAGCCTTAGCCTGAGGGCCATAACCATTAGAAATCTTGTTCAACAAACGATCAAGTTGACCAGACTCTGCATAACGCTTAGCACCAGCCTTGTCACCTTCAAACAAAATGTCAGCAATAGCTTGCTTGAGGTCACGCTTCGCTTGAGCGAAAGCTTGCTGTTGCGCACGACTTGTCTTACCAGAAGCACCAGGGGTATAAACGCTGAAGCCAGAGTTGGCTGCATCTTCAGCAGTGCGACCTAATACTTCACGACTAGAAGCAGTACCAATAGCATCAGATGCTCCTGCACCACCACGCAAACCAGCCTCTTGCGTAGTGGAGAAAATCTCATCAAGATAAAGCTTAAGAATATCCCAAGTTTCATCAGCACGCTTCTTGCCAGCCTTGGCAGCCTTGGTCTTCTGAAGATTCTTCTTAGTAGCAAGACCGCCTTCTTGTTCGGCGTAATGCTCCATAGAAGTAGTGATGTCGTTAATCTTCTTCTGCATTGCTTCACGTTCGGTTGTCAACACTTCACGCATAACCATGTTCTCAACAGCCTGCTGTTCAACAGGGGTCAAAGTTTTACCAGACTGTTTAATAATTTCTGTTACAGAATTCAAACGATTAGCAAAGTCAGTAGCAATACGAGCATTTGTTACAGCATCCTCAAGAGCCAACTGTGCTGCAGCAATATACGAAGCAGAACCAGCAGGTGACCTTCTAGCCCTAGCAGAAACTTCAAACGCCCTAACAAGAGCATCAACAACAGCAGCATTCTTAGCTCCTGCATCAGCACTTGGTGCTGCTGCACGAACAGCATCCATCAACTGAGCCTTAGCAAAAGCAACCTGCTTACTGAACTGATCATCAATATCAGACTTAGCGAACTGACCAGTTCTTGCCTCTGGCGCAGCCTGTGTCGCCCCCATGTTAAACGTTGCCTGATTCTTAACCTGAGGGTTAAGAAGCGCATCAGATTCCTGCTTCGCAACTTCAAGACCCTTCTCCGCAGCACGAAGACGAGCTTCCCACTTAGCAATAGTTCCAGCAGAAGCTTTAGCATTAACAGCATTGTCGTACTTCATACGCAATCCAGATACACGATCCTCGGCATCTGTAACAATCTTTGAAGCCTTAGCTGCAATCTCATCAGAAACATTAAGGTCACGAGCAACAGCCTGCTCAACCATGTCCTTAATAGCAACAACCTGTGGATGGAAAGCCTCATCAATATGGTTGCCAGCAGCATCAACAGTTTGACGCAACACAGAACCAACTGCCTTCTCATCAAACTTCAACTTCTTCATCAAACCAAAAGATTCGTTCTTGCCTGCACCCGTAACAACAACCTGGGTTGCCTCCTCAGCACCTCTAGTTGCTGCGGAGTCAATAGAAGTCTGCTTAGAAACAGTACGAGTCTTAGCAGCCTTTCTAGCCTCATCAGGAAGGTCTTTAAACTGAACACCCTCAACCATCGTCTTGATGTCGTTGTTAAGTTTAGAAGCGGTTTCCTTCAACTGATTGTACGCATCAAGCTGTGCCTGAATAGCAGAAACATTTGCATCTGCATCAGCAATTGCTTTCTTAGCCTGACGGTAAGAAACAAGACGAGCCTTCTCAGCCTCTCGCCCCAACTGTTCAACCTCTGCGATCTCATCCGCATAACGTGCTTCCAAAGCAGCACGTTGCGACACAGCATTATCAAGTTCAGCACGAGCAGCAGTCTCAGCATCCAACAGCAAAGCCATCTTCGCATCAAAATCAACAGCATCGCTAGAAAGCTTTACAGTTAATTCATTGAAACGCTTTTCAAAATCAGCACTACGCTTAGTCAAACCAGACAAACGAGTCTTGATTGTGTTGCTCACATTCTCAACAGCAGCCTTAAACGAAACATGAGCATCAGCCTTTGCCTTCTTGACTGACTCCTTTGTCACCTTAAGTTCATCAATAAGTTCTTTTTCACGTGCCTTATTCGCTGCCTTAGTGCCACCAACATCCTCAACAAGATGCATTGCTTCAGTATCTGTTTTGCCAACACCAAGTTCGGTGATGCGCTTAATAAAAGCGTCATCACCAACACCACGACCCATAGCATTTGCATAGTGGCCCATCAACTTCAAAGCATCATCTTCAAGAGCCTTGCCTGCCTTGAACAAATCAGGGAACTCACGAGACAACACAGTGTTGATCTCGTTGATAGTTCCTTCATTGAACGTGATGTCCTTGCCACCAATCTTGTATGTGCCAGCTTCAATCTTACGTTCAAACGTAGGACCAGCCTTCTTCACCTCTTCAACAGTAATCTTCATCGCCTTGCGAAGATCATCAGCAACTTCAGTGTCGCCTGCTAAAACAGCACGACCTTCGTCACCCCAGACGTGAGGCATATAGTTCTCACGGTAACCAATGTCGTCAACTGTTTTACCAGTTGACTCCATAAATGCAGAACGAACATCATCAAACCATTTACGTGTCAAAGCAGTAACACTGTTAGACAAGTCCCCTGCTTCAGCAGCATGCGTTAAAGCAACACGTGCTGCTTCATCCTTTGAAACCTCATTAAGAACCTGGTCAGCAGCACGACTCCACTGGTTAGTAAAAGCAGCACCCAAAGCTGCTTTCTTAGAATGGCTAGAAACAAACGCAGCAGCCTGTGTAGCAGTCAAACGACCCTTACCTGTAGCGAGCTTTGTAAACGCTTCTTCCAAACCTTCAGGAGCTCTACGCAAGAAACCATCACTGTTGGTGATGAGTTTCGTTACAGGCTTAGAACCAAGAATTGCATTCTTAGTTGAACCCAAACCACTAGCAAGCTTCTCACCAATCTTCTGAGTACCAGGTATCAGAACACCCTTACCTGCTTCCTTGGCAAACGGACGACCAAAATATAAACCAGGCTTAGCCAAACCAAACGCTTCACGTTCAGCAGCAGTCAACTTGCTCAAACCATTCTTACCTGCACGAGTAATAATGTTGTCAAGAGCTTCCTGAGTGATCTCTTTAGCAGCAACCTTTGCTGCACCCTGCTCTGCAATCTTGCCAGCCAAACCAACCTTGCCACCAAGAGAAGCAAGGTTTCCAAGACCAAGAGTTGTCCACGTCAACGGGTCAAGAGCAACGTCACCAGTGAAACCAATCAAACGGTCAAGCCACTTATTATTTGTTTGTAGCTGTTTAATATCACCAAAACCAATATGGTTTTTAGTTTGCTTCAACAAATCACCAAACGAACCCTTGGTATCAGCGTTACCATCAACAATGTCAGCAATTTCCTGAACACCCGAAACAAGACCAGAACGACCATAGTCAAGAAGCATCAAAGGAGCAAGAGCAGTCTTGGCAATGGGGTTGTCAAAAGCAGCAGAAACAAGCCCCTTCCAACCGCCAGGCTCCTCAGCTTTCTTCTTCTTCTTCGTTGCGTTCAACGCAGCGAAACGAGCAGCAGCCTCCTGCTGCAAAGAGCCACCACGAACGGGGGCTCCACCACCAGTAAGACCGCCTTGGCCAGAAGCCATACGGCGTGCAAGTTCTAAACGAGGATCAATAGCCATTATATAAAAGCGTTTGTGTTACTGGCCTAGAATGCCACTCAAGCCAGCAGCCCTGCGGAATAAAGCATCATTAAAAGGCGTACGACCAGCCTTCGTCAGAGCCTCGGCATTAGCCTTCAATACGCCCTTGCGATTACGCCAAGCGGAAATCGCATCCTTGTCAAGCAACTCATAAAGCTTGACTTTTTCCTCATCAGCAAGGCCCTCAATGACATTCTTAGTTTCAGCATCAAGACCCTTAGTGCTGAGAGACTCACCCTCACGACCCTTCTTCTTATTAGGGGCAATAGTGCGCAAAAGATTCAACTGCTTATCAAACGAATCATAAGCCTTCTGAGTCTTCTTGCCAATAGGAGCAATATCAGGGTTATCCATATATGTCTCTAGCTGGCTAGGAAGACCAGCCTTAGACAACATGTCGCCACCATAACCGCTACTGCCCCCACCACGACTAGAGGAACTACCACCAATAGTTTCTTCCATAACTTTGTCAACAGCAGAATACAACGGGCCAGTCTCAAGATTGCCAAGATTCAAATCAGCAAGTTCCTGTTTGGCAGTAATAGGGTCATACTCTCCTGCAACAAGACCAGAGAAAATACGTGCAACATCCTCATTACTAGAGTTCATATACGCTCTAGCGAGAGGAGAAGAACCAGGCTGTGAACCTGCAGCGACCAAAGGATCAAATGTTCCTGTCAACTGTGCGACCTGTGGGTCGTACAACAGTTCAAGAATCTTCATTAAAGAATTTAAATTACTAGTACGAGAAGCCATTAGTAAACCTTTCCACTACCAAGAATTGCTGCATACTGCTGCATCAAGTCATCAAGACTTGAAGCACGTTGCGCTTGAATGCCTGCCTGCTGTGCAGCAGCATTCTGCGCATAGTTAGCCTCAAGCAACTTGTACAAGTCACCCATACCAGCCTGTCGCTGTGTTGCTGCCTCACGATTAGCAGAAACCATCTGACCTAAAGCATTTGGAGACACACCCTGAGATTCAAACAAAGCATTCAAACCAGGATCAACAGTTGACTCTTGAGCCTGAAGCCCAGCGTAAGGGTTTGTGGCAAAGGCTGAAGATATACCTGTACCTGCAGTATTGTATGCCTGGCTGATTTCATTCTTTGCGGAAGTCAAAGCCTTGCGCAAAGCAGCTCTGGAGATGGTTTGCTTTCCATCATCACTTCCTCCACCTCCACTGCCACCGCCAGCAGAAAGAAGACTCTTCAACAAAGAACCCAAGTTTCCAAGAGGACCATATGAATCAAGTTCAGTTTCACCAGGTCCGCTTTGCAAACCATACTTTTCCTGAAGCATTCCGTAAGCCTGCTGAGCAGAACCAATAGGTCCATATTTTCCTGGGCCTTGAGGAGTACCAGCAGTTGGACCCTTTGGTTGAATTGGATTACCTAAACCGTCACGAGCAACATTAGCTTGCTGACCCCTGCCAAGAACACCCTTAGGTAGCACAGCAGTAGAAGCCATGCCAATGCTTGGTTGTGGAGTAAAAGCAGAACCAAGAGGTCTAATAGCTGGTGTAGTTGCACTACCAATAGCCCTCATCGTTGGAGTTGTTGCACTACCAATTGGGCGAACAGTTACACCTTTACCAGATCCACCAGAAGGTGCAGGAACCTGCACGTAGTCTTTCTTCTTACTGTCGTAAACCCAAACCATCTCAGCCATAAAAACCTCCCGTTATAGGTACGGCTTAAAAGCCGATAAAGTCGCTGCACTCTGTGCAATCTGAATCTGTTTCTGCATCTCAAGATCAGCAAGATCTTGAGCATGTTGAGAACGAAGTTCAGCTTCTTGCTGACGAAGTTCGTTCTCTCCCTCGTCAATTCCTTCTTGAACACCCTGCATGGACTTAAACTGTTGCTGACCAAAATCGGTCATACCACGCTGAAAAATGCCAGACTGAACTCCAGGCCCAGCCACGCCACGCTTGGTAAACGAACCAATAACCCCAGGGGTTTGACGCTCATACTGGTCCTTGACATCAGCCATTTGACGACTGCCACGTTGCTTATTCAGGAAACGGGCATAGGTGTTCGCAGCCAGCTTTGAAGCAAGCCCTGTGTTCAGGGCACTCTTCTTCTGTACGTAGGGGTAGTTATCTAATGCCATAGTTCACCTATAAAGCCTTTTCGTAACGTTGGATAATCATTTTTTTGTTCTTAAACCCACGCAGTTGCGTATGAACATACGACAACTGCTTGGGGAAATAAATAAAGCAGTGGTCAATAACAGCAGGGTTATCTTCAATTTCCATACCCTCAGGAATTTGGTAGTAGTCCTTAAAACGAGCCACTCCCTTCTCCAGCTCCTGAACCTCTGCCGAGACAATCTCCTGAATATCCCATATATCAGGATTTAGCGACACAATAAAAGATAGGCAGCTAGCAGCCATTCTTCTGAACAGAATTGACGCAACATCATCAGAAAGAGGCAGGATGTCCATGTCTCTTACACGGGCAGTCTCTGACCCAGACAGGAATTTGCCCACCTGCATTGGTGTCAAGTTTTCAAGAACTTTAATCTCTTGTTCAGAGAACTTAAGTTCAGACGTAAACTTTTGAGCAGTAACCGCAGCTTCGTCTTTAGAATCAAAAGGTTGTTTTGCAAGAACAGACCATTCATAAATCAAACGAAAACATTCTTGTAGCGTGCGACCAGTGACAGGAACAATACTGTTGTTTAGTTTTTCAACAGCAAGCTGTGTCTTTGTCTTGGATTCAAGATAGATAAGGTGTCCAACCCCGTTAATGTTTAAAATAGGTTCATAAAAAACAATTTCTTCAATATCGGTAATTACACGATCAACAGCTTCCCCAGCAAAAGGCCTTGGACCATACATGCTTTGATCGCAACGCCAATCGCCGTTTTCAATAATTTGTGAACTACAGAAAATAAAAGTTCCAGTAGAAGCATCAATAGGTCTGTCATAAATGTCAATAACATTCTCAACAGTATGAAGATTCAGAATCTGTGTTGCTCCATTAGCAAAGACCAACAAGTTATGTACAGGTATCTTCTGATACGGATGGACCCATGCTGCAAGCAGGGATCCATCCTTCATTAGAAACACATCAATAAAGTCAACAGATTCATTTCCTGTTGGTGTCTGAACCCAAACATCAACCTCGGTACTGTTCTTGGGAAGCTCATCAAGAAGAAAGAAAGCTTTATGT